CGTAATTTACATAACACAAAATGCTTAAACATATTTTAGAAATGTTACCATTATTAAAAGGTAACGAATCAGAAGCTATAGCTATAGCAAAAGGAAAATACAAACAACCTGAGAACTTTAAAGAACTTAAACACGCAATAAAATGGCAATTAAAAAGACGATAGAGATTGATGTAAGCACCGTACAGGCAGTAGGTGGTTTAGAAAATCTTTCAAAAGCATTAGAGCAAGTAGATAATTCTGCTAAGGGTGTAGATGCCACTTTTGAGCAAGTGTATGGAGATTTGCAACCTCTTACTTCTAGAATGGGTGAAGCTGAAGATAGGCTTTATGAATTAGCTTTAGCAGGAAAAACTACATCCAAAGAATACCAACAATTATTAGGAACTGTTGCCAACTATAGACAGGTTCAAATGCAAACTGATATGGTAGTAGATGCTTCTGCTTCTACATTTGATACTAAATTAGGTGGTGCATTGCAAGGTGTTACTTCTGCTTTTGCAGGTGTTCAGGGAGCTATGGCTTTAACAGGTGGACAATCTCAAGAATTAGAAGAAGCGTTAGTCAAGGTTCAGGGTGCTATGGCACTTGCTGAGGGTGTTAGAGGTATTAGAGAGGGTGTAACATCGTTTAGAGCATTAGCACAAGCAGCTCAAAAATATACTATTGTACAGAAAGGTATTGCAGCAGCCCAGTGGTTGTGGAATGCAGCAGTATCAGCTAATCCAATTGGGGCTATTATTGCAGGTATTATAGCTTTAATTGCAGCAGGTGTATTATTAACTAAGTACTTTAATAGTAATGCAGAAGCGGCTAAGAATAACGCAGCAGCTGTAGAAAGAAATAGATTAGCATTAGAAAGCCAAACTAAAACTTTAGAAAGAAACTCTGTAGCATTTGATAGAAAACAAGCACAGGAGTTAGCTATGGCTAAAGCAAGTGGAATGAGTGCTAAGGCTATTAGAGAATTAGAGTTAAAATTAATTGATGAGAAGATAGCTTACGAAAAATCACAGAGAGCTATTGCTGAAAATACTTACCAAAAGAATCTTAACACTATTGCAAGTTTAAAGGCTGCAGGGGCAGATGAAGAAGTAATTAAAAAACAAGTTGAGGTTACTAACGAATCTATTAAGCAGTACAACAAACAAAATCAAGATGTACAAAAAGCTTTTGATGAAAGAAAGGATATTCAGAACAGGCATTTAGTTGAGGTTAGAACTGCAGAAACAGCATCTACTAAAGAAGCCAATGATAAAAGAAAAGAAGCACAAAAGAAATCTAACGATGAAGCTATAGAAGATTTAAAGGCTCAAAAGGCTGCTTTAAAATCTATTGAAGAAAAGTTTACAAAAGAAATAGAGGACTTAAATGCTACTACTGATGTTCAAAAATTAAAACTTCAAGAGCAGAGAGATTTAAAAGAATTAGATGCTATTAAATTATCAGCTGAATCAAAAGAAAAAGCTAAAGCTGCAATTGTTGAGAAGTATAGATTATTAAACTTTCAAAAAGAGCAAGAGGATTTAAACGCTTTTAAAGCTATAATGCAACAGGCAAAAGCTGATGATGAGCAAAGAGCTGCTGAAGATGCACAAGTTCAAGCTGCTAAAATGGCAGAAACTTCTGCTATGATTACTAATCAAACTAATGAAGATTACGAAAATCAGAAGAAAACAGAACAAGCATTATTTGACCATAAAAAAGCATTACAAGAACAGTCTTTTGCGTTAGCAGGTGGTGCTATTGGATTCTTAAAAGAAATTGCAGGTAAAAATAAAGCCTTACAACGTGCTGCTGTTATTGCTGAAAACGCTATGGGTATCGCAAAGATTATTACATCTACTCAAGCTGCAAACGCTGCTGTAGTTGCTAAATACGCATTAATTCCTGGAGGCCAAGCATTAGCTGCAACTGAAATAACTATGAATAAAATCGGAGCAGGTATTGGTATTGCTACAACTTTAGCTTCAACTGCTAAAGCATTATCTGCTATTGGTGGTGGTGGTTCTGCAGGTTCTAGCCCTTCTGTAGGTGGTGCAAATGGTGGAGGTGCTGCTGCTCCTGCTCCTAACTTTAACGTAATTGGTAATAGTGGTGTTAATCAAATAGCTGCTACTTTAGGAAGCCAACAACCAATTAAAACTTATGTTACTGCTGGTGATGTTACAACGCAACAAGCTCTGAATAGAAACATAATCAATAACGCAAGTTTATAAACAAATTACAAATTATTAATTTTTAAATAAAAAACAAATGAATTTAATAGAATTAATTATAGATGACCAAGATGAGTTGAGCGGAGTAGAAGCTATTAGCGTAGTTGAATCTCCTGCTATCGAATCTGATTTTGTGGCATTAAAATCTGAAGAAGTTAAACTAGCTGAAGTATCAAAAGAAAAACGCATCTTAATGGGTGCTGTATTGATACCTGAGAAGCCTATTTACAGACGAAATGGTGAAGATGAGTATTACATATACTTCTCAAAAGATACTGTTGTAAAAGCCTCTCAATTGTTTTTAAAGAAAGGCAATCAGGGTAACTCTACTTTAGAGCATCAAAAAGCTATTGAAGGTTTAACTGTAGTTGAAAGTTGGATAGTTGAGGATTTACAAAAAGATAAAAGTGCTATCTATAATTTAAACGTGCCTGTAGGTACTTGGATGGCTTCTGTAAAAGTTGATAATGATGAGATTTGGAATGACTTTGTAAAAACAGGAAAGGTTAAAGGTTTTTCACTTGAAGGATATTTTGCTGATAAATTAGAAAGCAAAAAAGAATTATCTAAACAACAAAGTGAGGATGAGGTATTGATTGAAAAAATTAAACAAATTTTAAATAACGTATAATATGAAAGCTACAAAAAGTAAAACAAGCCCAGTAGGTGGGAAAAGAGGGTGTCTATGTAAAGATGGAACTTATAATAAAGAATGTTGTAATGGAGATTTACAAGCTCAAGGCGTAGGTGCTACAGAAGGACAAAATTCAGGTTCAACAGTAACAAATACAAACTCTTCTAGAACTATAGTATCAGTAAACGGATAAATAACTAACTAACAAATATAAAAATGAGTACATTAAAAAACGTAGCAAATAAATTATTTAAAACAGAATTAGAATCGCAAAAAATTGAATTAGCTTTAACAGATGATTTTGATAAATTATTTAATAAAGGTAATGATGATAATGAAATTATTGGAAAATCTTTAATTGATAGCCTTTCTAAAGCTGAAGCTAATTACAAACAAAATATTCAAGTATTACAAAATGCTAAAAATATTTCAGATGATTTAATTTCTAAAGCTAAAGATTTAGGTATTGATTTACCTCCTGCTACATTAAATAGAATTAAGTCAATAGATTTAATATTAAAAGAAACACAAACTTATTTATCAAAAATTAGTCAAATGTATTCTATGTTCTAATATAAATAGTAATTTATTTTTAAAAGGGTGCTTTATTAGTACCCTTTTATTTTTTTATAAGTTTCTAATAATTCTTTAATATATCCATCTTTATATTTATATTCTTCACCTGAATGAAAATCATTAAACCATTGTGCAAAATTAATAATTAAATCTTCTTGTTTTTCTATTTGCCATTTAACACCGTGTATAAATCCAAAATACATTGAACCAAAATTACTTGTTTCATATAAATCATAAAAAGATTTTGCAAATTCTATTGCAGATTCATTTATTTCTTGCATTTTCAAATTTAATTCATAATTTTTTTTCATAATTATTTTTTTTACAAATATATAAACTTTTTTTATAATAAATCCATTTTAACTTTTATTTAACACTTATTAAAAATATAACAAAAGATTTTTTATTTATTTTAAGAATAAAGTATTTAACCAAATTAAATTAAATATGTCAAACGTAATTAACCAAATTAAAACCTTATTGGGTATGGAAGTAAAACTTGCTCAAATGGCTTTAGACAATGGTACTATTATCGAGGCTGAAGTATTTGAAGCTGGTGCAGCTGTTTTCATCGTAAATGAAGAAGATAGAGTTGCTTTACCTGTTGGAGAGTACAAGCTAGAAGATGGTACAATTCTAAAAGTTGATGAAGAAGGTATTATTGCAGCTATCGAATCTGCTGAAGAAGAAGCTCCTGCTAATGAAGAAGAAGTAGCTACTCCTGCTGAAGAAGAAATGAGCGAAGTATCTGCTACTCCTAAAAAGATTGTGGAGTCTGTTTCAAAAGAAACTTTCTTTAGTGAAATCGAATCTTTGAAAAAAGAAATCGAAGCATTAAGAACTGAATTAGCAAAAGAAGTTAAAGTTGAAGAAGTTGTTGAATTATCAGCACAACCTTTAACACACAACCCTGATGCTACAACTAAAAGAGAATTACACTCTTACTCACAAAGTAGAACAAAGACTACTTTTGATTCTGTATTAAACAAAATTTCAAACTTTAAATAATTAAAAATCAAATACTTATGGCAACAACTACGTCAATAACGACTACTTATGCTGGGCAATTCGCGGGCAAATATATTTCTGCTGCTTTATTGTCTGCTTCTACTATCGAAAACGGTGGTATCGAAGTAAAACCAAACATTGCTTACAAAGAAGTTATCAAAAAATTAGCAACTAATGATTTAGTTAAAGATTCAACTTGTGATTTCTCTGCAACTTCTACAGTTACATTAACTGAAAGAGTTTTAACTCCTGAAGAATTTCAAATCAACTTACAACTTTGTAAAAAAGATTTCCGTTCTGATTGGGAAGCTATCGAAATGGGATATTCTGCATTTGATAACTTACCTCCTTCTTTCCAAGATTTCTTATTAGCTCACGTTGCTTCTAAAGCTGCTGAGAACAATGAAATTTCTATTTGGAGAGGTGCTAACGCTACTGCTGGACAATTTGATGGATTTGTTACTTTAGCTACTGCTGATTCTACTGTTGTAGATGTAGTTGGTACTACTGTTACTGCTTCTAACGTTATTGCTGAATTAGGTAAAGTAGTTGATGCTATCCCTG